TTTAAATCCTAGGTGTGTAAAACGTATTATTACACACCTAGGTCCCTATGTCAATAAGGTTTACTTGATGGCAATAAGCTTAGGCTTCGCTTCTTCCGGTATGTTTTTTACAAAACTAACGGTTAAGATACCGTCTTCCATGGATGCATTACTTACTTCAAAATATTCTGCAATACGGAAGCTCTTTGAGAAAGAACGGCCTGCAATTCCGCGATATTGATATTCAGATTCGTTATCTAAAGCCTTATCGCCGCGGATTGTTAATAATCCCTGGCACTCCTCCATCTTTACTTCACCTTTCTTAAATCCGGCGACAGCAAGTTCTAGATAGAACTCGTCATCAGAGATTCGAACGATGTTATGTGGTGGATAGTTGTTTGTTTGACCCTGAAAGTCTCGAAAGACTGGGCCAAAGCCGACGCTAAGAGATTCGAGTTGGTTAAATAATCGTGTGAGATCGTTTGGTGACATAATTACTCCTTTTAAGCAAGTTTATCGTGCTATGACGGGCACGTTGCGGTACCATACCGCTAAATTGTAAGACCCCACTATGGGCATCCCACAAATTTATTTATCTCTCATATTATAAAAGAATTGACCTCTTAGGTCAATTCTTTTCGGTTTAATGCTGTTGATTAATATTTCTTGTCTTTATGCCACTGTCCATTAGTGATCATCTCTTCAACTGTTCTTTCCCATCGTTTACGGGCTTGTTTCTTCATGCGTTGTTTCAAGACGGCTGGTTTTTCATAAGACATGTTTTCTTTAACTATTTGCAGCATACCCGAATCCTGAACTTTCTTACTGAATGTGCGTAATGCACGGCCGAAGTCATCGTTTCGTACTTCTACTATTGTGCCACGGTGTTTTCTGCCATCTCTATATTGTTTACTCATTGTTTGCTCGTTTTTTTGCCTTGTATACATGTTTAATTGTTCCAGTTGCATCAACAAATATCTTGTTAACGCCGTCCTTTGCTAATCGAGGCAGAATAAATTGAGTAGCCTGGAGATCCCTCTCCATAATCGAGCGCAAACCTCTTGCACCGATTTTCTGCTTCAAACAACTTTCTGCAACATTCTGTAGGTATTTATCATCAAAGTCTAATGTAACGCCTTCATACTTAAATAAGGCCTTAAATTGTTCAACAATACTATTTTTAGGTTCTTTTAAGATACGAAGCATCATATCCGCTGTGATATCATCAAACACAACAGTAACAGGGCAACGGCCAACAAACTCAGGTATGAGTCCATATTTGATAAGGTCATCGGGCCTTATATCTTTTAAAGTTTGAGAGAACGACGTTTTTGTATTCAAACTGGCACCGATGCCTATACTTGTTTTTGATCGATTCTTTCTAATAACTTCATCTAATCCAACAAAGGCGCCGCTGCATATAAACAATATGTCTTTTGTATCAAAATCGATCGGATCCTCATATCCGTCGTCTATCTTAACAATTGTGCCTTCAATAAGTTTTAATAATGCCTGTTGAACCCCTTCTCCGGACACGTCTCTGCTGACCGATGCGGATTCGCTCTTGCGACTTTTCTTATCAATCTCATCAATGAAGATAATTCCCATCCGAGCCTTATCTACGTCATCATCAGCATTCTGCACCAGCCGCTTAATTAGGTTTTCAACATCCTCACCTACATATCCTGCTTCGGTTAGCGTGGTGGCGTCGGCAATTACATACGGTAGATCAAATAACTTCGCTATTGTCTTTACTGTAAGAGTCTTTCCGCAGCCGCTTTCACCTATCATCAATAAATTAGACTTTTCGATTTCAGTTTTAGATTTATTATTGATGCGTTTATAGTGATTATAAACTGCAACAGATATTGCAATCTTAGCAGCGGACTGGCCTATAACATATTCATCTAAGAATGCATTAATCTGCTCAGGAGTGGGGATTTTTTCTTTCTTTTTCTTAACTACCGTATCTACTTCTTCTGTGTGTAATATATTATATGTAACATCAACACATTCATTGCAGATATAAATATTCTTTCCATTAAATTCGGGCCCCTCAATCATCTGTTCGACTTGATGCCGACTTTTCCCACAATAGGAACAATTAATAATTTTCTTAATACCAGTATCTTCAGTTTTATCCATTTTGGGACCTCTTAAATTCTGTTAGCCAACTCAGTGTTACGGGATATTTATGGTTGGCGCCGCCTGCCAGTTGCTCCTTATGAGTGCTCTGTATATCTGCTTCTTTCTTGCTAATCTTTTGTCCTTCTTTAGATACCGCTTCAATTTGCGCCGCGGTTTCCGGGGCGCTCTTGGAAATAACGATGACAGTATCGTCGGGCTTGGCGGGTTCTTTCGACTTAATCTGTGTATGCTTTTCTTCTTCATTTACTTTTTGTGGTATAAAGTGTGTTCTCGAACCTAATAATTCTCTAAGAATACTATTCTGGACTACTTCTTTTGGAACTTCAACCGCGACGTGTGTATGTGTCAATGCTTGTGGCGGTGTGTCCGCCACAACAGTTTTATCAGGTATAGTAACAGTGCCTTCCCTGGTGCTAATCCTGGCTGGTTGCGGTGAGCGAATGAAAGTAACTGGCGGCGCGGCTGGGAGAGATAGAGACCTTGTTGATACCACCTCTTCCTTCTCATCTAAAACCGCCATTTGTAATTCGGGCCACGTGATGGGGGATATGCCGTCCTCAACAGTCTGTAATTTGGGCCGGGCAACGGTAGTGGATGATATGTCTTCTGCTTCAATACCTGCATTATCTGAACTCGACGGCCCATATTCTTCGATGGATCCCAATGTTTGAGATAGTTTGTGAAGAGCTTCATCTTTATCCATTTTGGAATTTTCTTCTTCATCTATTACCTCAGATATCGCGGTGGCGGTGGCACTGGTATCGATGTATTCGATGCCTTCCTCATTATCTTCAGCCACCTGCGGCGTGACATCGGCCACAGTATATCCGAATTCTGATAAGATACTACTCTCATCCTGATAGGTATGCTTTTCTTCATTTAGCGAAACCATAGTTTCCGACAATACCGGTATAGGTACGGCATTTTCTTCTGAGTATTCCCTAACCAGTTCCCCCGCGGATGCCACCCCGGGGTTGGTTTCTTCCGGTGCCACGCCATCTTTCTTAACTGCTTCGCTCTGTGCTTGGTGACTCGTGGCAGCGTCGCGAACAGTAGTGAATCCATTATCCGGTTCAGGCTGCTTCTTCGAAGTGGACGCCTTTTCTTTTTCATCTTTGCCCTTATCTTCTTTATACCAATCTATTGATGTTGTTGCCGCTAATATTAATACAACTGCAAGAGGATCAAATACCAACACAATGATAACAATAACCCAACGGACTGCCGCTTCAAGTATATTCTGATCGGTCTTATCACCATATACCATTGCTGCTATATATTTAATCGGACCTGTATCGGCTTCAGCCTTTCGATATTTACTAGCAATGGGTGCTCGTTCTTCTTGTAATTTTACTATCGATTTCTGGGCAATGTCAATATCCTGCTGAAACTTTGCTCTTTCTTTGGTCTGTAATCTTCGTAGATTTGCAGATTTTGTGGCTCCATTCTCGTCATTTGTTCTTGCCATCATCTGATCGACTACAGAATCCATCTGCATCAATGCTTTTCTCGAAGAATCAATATTATCTCGTTGAGTTTTTATCTTTTCATCAAACAAAGATACCTGGGCCTGTATATCTCCAGAAGGCACGGTCTGAGAAATATGAGCATTTGAAAGATAACCAAATGTTCCCATACTTGTAATTAACATTAATAAAATAATAGCCGGTATTAGATATAATTTCAACTTTATTGAACATCTTTCCCAATAGGTATGACACCATAGGATTGCCATAATCTTTGATATTTCTAAAGTTGCTCCCATTATGATAATAGGTATAGCCGCTCCTGCGAAAATCGCCGTCAAACCAATAATACTATAATAAGCAGATACAGCCGACAAGAGTAATGCTGTCAATAATACAAATAATGAGAAAATCATCTAATATTTATCGTTAATTTTCTTCAGGCAGAATTTCTTCAATCATTGGATAGTCATAAAGTCCAAAGTGAACATTATATGTCTTACCATTTAAGTGGTAAACATCAGTCATTGTATGTTGATTATTGCTTGAACTTTCTGGTTCTATAGCCTGAAGTAGTGGGAGAATGAGTGCCCGTTCTTCTTTATTGAGCTCGCGGGTTGGTGGGCCCATTACTTCTCGTAAAAAAGCCTTCAGCCGTACGGGATCCTTGCACAGTTTTTTGGTCCAGGCCTGCATATCTGTTAATTTTGCCATTGTCTATCCCTTTGCTTCATATCGTAGGCTGATAAATCTTCGTGAGTCCACCCTAACGCCCCTAATGCGTCCTTGGCTGTTTCATTCATTTCATCTATGGTGGCAGTTGATGGCAGATTATTGCTCATGCAGGCCATTGTATAGGCCACACAGGCAGCATTGTAAGATGACCTGCGTAGCTTATCAAATGTATCTTGCTCAGTCTTTAAATTCATTATCTTCTCTATGTCCAATTCGCATCGCCATATTTGACGGTGTTTCTCTAACTTCAACCTTGCTGCACCAGACTCGTTCAGCCTCGGTCGTACCACAGTTTGGCAAAAACTCGTTATTCACATACCAGTACAAGAAGTCAGCGATACCTTCGCATCCAGTCTTCTCCACTTCAGTGATCTTGGCAATACCCACTTCGCCGAGGTGTTTGATCAATGCATAGTGAGGGTCATCCTGTGCTAATAACATAACATGATCGAACTTATCTTCAAGGAAATCCTTTAGTGGTCGTAATCCACCATAATCGAAGCACCAATTACGTGCATCTAATGTATCACACTCGAATTCAAACTTGAATGTGAGTGCATAGCCATGGATCTGGTTGCAATGTGAATCTGAGCGCCACTGTCTATATGCTAGTGGTGCAATGTGTGAGTATTCTTTTGTTGATATATATTTTGCCATTTTATTTTCCTATCTTATTATCTATGATAGATAACATTTCTCTATATCTATTCTTTATATTCACAATATCGGGATCAGATTCATCATAAAATTGTATATTTAGAAATTTATGCAATTTATTTGTTAATATAGGTACATTATTTTCAATAAAATTTCGAAGTCTTATACCCTTTAACTTCACGAATATATCTAAATTATGAGTTACTTCGCTAAATTCGTCCTCGACAGAAATCTGAACATTATTTAATTTAATTATTATTTGATTTTCAGATGTAATCTCATCAAGTCTCATCTGACCATTCTCCGTTTGCTTTTCTTAATTCATATTCTTTCCGGGCCGCTATAATCATTGGGTCGGCTCGCATCTGCCGAACATGTTCTTCGGACGATTTTATTAATTCATCTATTATTATAATAGCTGCGGCATCCATCTCTTCTTTAGATTTATTTCTAATCGGATCTTTTAGTTCTTTAATTTTTCTCATAACTATTCAAGCTCTATGCTTGCCTGCGTAAATCTTGCATTTGGGAAGAATCTCTTTGCTCGATCTACAATTTCCTGCGGAAACTGATACTCGGCATTATAATCTCTTACCTGAGATAGAATACTCTTCCTCTCTAGTGCAAGAAGAAAATCTTCATAGGTCCATCCATTCTTCTCTAATAGAGCAACTCGTTCAAGATGAAACTGGATATCTTCATAGTAGTGGTCTCTTGTATGAGCCGAGTTACCCAGGCTATACGATGGAGAAGGCCTCTGAATAGCATTCACCATCTCCAACATCTCACCCAACGGTGGCTGCCTTAGCTTATCGAATGTTCTTTTCTGAGACATATCAATCCTTGTTAATTGATACCAACCTCATGAACTCTGTTCGAACATTTGGGTCAGTTTTGAATACACCACCCAACTTGCTTGTTATAGTGCTTGATCCTGCGTCTTCAACTCCTCTGCTCTTCACGCAGAAATGCTGTGCATGAATTACGACACCGATGTTATCTGTATCCAGAATAAATTGCAAGGCATGATAGACTTGTTCAGTTAAACGTTCCTGAATCTGCGGACGCTTGCTGAAATATTCCACAATACGGTTAATCTTACTCAATCCAAGTACCTTCTGCTTCGGAATATAACCAATAGTTGCCATCCCGTCGATTACGACGAAGTGATGCTCACAATTTGATTGCACGTTGACATTACGTTCAACTACCATCTCGTCATATTTCATCTTATTGTCAACTGTGGTACATTTCGGGAATGCCTCATAATCTAATCCCCAAAAGATTTCGTTGACGTACATCTTTGCAACACGCTTTGGAGTCTCGATGAGAGAATCGTCGCTCAAGTCGAGTCCAAGAGTATTCATGATGTCTCGAAAGCTTTGTTCAATCTTATCAATCTTGTCTTTTCGATCAGTGAGATATGGATTGATTTTAGTAGGAGTCTCAACCCCGCATTTTACGAGATGGTCGTGTACTTGTTTGCCCAATTCTGGGTCGCATTTTGTTTTATTGTATGACATGATAACCTTCCTTTGTGATGGTTTTGTTTTTGATATTTGCTACCATTTTGTAGCACAGTTATTTATCATTTAATAAACCCCGTGCCTGCTTTTCAGGTTGTTAAAATCGCCAGCCGTATTGCTATCACCCATACCTTTACTTAAACATCGTAGCAGAACCTGAAAATCCATTTTAGTTGATTCTATCTGAGCCCTCAGCATCATAATCTCGGCATCAAATCGCAAATTAGTCTGATACATCTCTAATAGTGGGCCGGTGAGTATGGCATCTCCACGCAACTTTGATACAACAAGGTCACACGAAGCTACCTGCTTCATATCATCAAGCGATAGTACCTGAAATATTTGATCGAGCAATTTTATTTTTTCTAAGGTGGTATTCCCTGACATATCAACTACCTAAAATGTGTTCTCTAAATGCCGCAACAGAGATAGGAACAATAGGTTCAATCAACTTGAGCATTGCTTCGGCATAGACGCGAATTTCATATTGAGCATGTGAATGTAATCTAAGTTTAAGGAAGTGGAATAGATTATGTAAATCTACAGTGCCAAACATATGACTATATGTTCCAACAGGAAGTACCGACCGTGCTAATTCACGTGGTATACCATTCGCAATCATTATCTTATAGGTCGTGAATGCATTCTTATTGCAGATCCTAATCATCTCTGCATACCCGGCGGCTTCAGGGTGTTGTTCATCTGTACGCATTTGCTTGTTAGATGTTGACTGGGTAGTGATTTGATCTAACTCTGGAACATAGAACTCTTCCGGCAGTTCCGAATAACGGGCCGAGATCTCGTTGAAGCTCCACGTACGGTGGCGGTGCCACTGTCTGAATACAAAGATCGGGGCCTTCACGTCAAATGTGAAGATACAGGATTCAAACGGGCTGGTATGTCTATTCTTTAACAGGTAATTGAGTAGTTTGGCATCTTTGCCATCGTCGTCACCTGCACGCCATTCAGCATCGTAGGATACTCTGGCGTTACGTACAATGGATAGGTCACTACCCATGTTTTCAACCAGTCTAACGTGGCCGTGATCTAAAACTTTAATGATATTATCTTGCATATTATCTCCTAATACGCAATTATACTGAAACGCTTAACGAAAGTCAATGGTCTTCAGTAAGCTTTTCAATAATACAGTCTTCGGCAGTTAAACTATACCGATAATAACATACGTCATCTATTTCTTTATAAGAAAATACCAGATACTTCTTATAATAGTACTTCATCCATACCAGATTACTATCTACGCACATAACAGGAAGGTAAGCAAATACCTTAACGTATCTGTACCATGTATGCGTTTCGGCATATGGGTGCAGGTAAGATGCGCCATTAAAACTCATAGATTTTCAGCAAGCTTCCTAACTATATATTCAGCCTCCGACACGCACTCAATAAAATCAGTGTGTAAATAATCGTCTTCTGAGAAAACCTTTCCACTACCACTATGAGACCAAAGTTCATATTTCTTGTAATAGAAATTAAAGAATGCACTAGTTCCGTCGCAGCATTTGACTGGCCATAGAGCAAACCGTCTTCTATATTCACATACGGAAGAAAGTCCTGGATCATCTCTCCAGTTTGGGGGCGGGGGTGGAATATATCCCATATAAAAACGGGGCCGAAGCCCCGACAAACATTATTTATAAAATGTATGATTTCCAATAGCCGTAGTCTTTGTTAATTCATGCCGCCAAGCAGGATTGCTTGTGTGCGGGTTATGAAAATGCGTGGCTCCGAGCGTATTATCTTCAACGGTGCCGCCTAGCACCGTAATCGCTACGATACTCGCTACTTGAAACTGATCAACTACTCGTTGATTAACGGTTCCGTCTCTATTTCTTACAGGTATTTCTCTACCCTTCTTGTCATTTTCGCAATACCAGGAAAACGCGCAGACAAGCTTTTTACTAATTCTGGATATGGCGGTATATTTTACCACCCCACAAATAGTATCTGGAAATCGTGCATCATTAGCACGATTTAGGGTAACAGAAGCAACTGCATACTGTCCTCGTATATCTTCGTTCCGGGCTTCATAATAGATATTTTCAGCCAAACAATATGCCTGTGCTGGATCAACCTTTGATGTGTCTACGTCTAAACCGACGAGATTGGCCGTACTTAAAAGATACGCAAGGAGAAGGTTTGCTGTTATCATCTTTCTTTCTCCTAAATTCCCCTTCTTGGATATACAAGGGACTAGTATTTAGTCTACGGGGATAGTTCATTATATACAAAGTGAAGTCGTAAGTCAAATTATGGATAAATAGTCTAAACGAAAAGGACTTTCATAATGAAGATAAATCAATTCGACAGACTTACGGTTGCTAACGAGTCACCCAGGATAATTGTTGAAGATGCAGATCAGGTACCCGAGATCGGGAACGTGGTCCGAACTAAAAAATCAAAAATGGAAGGTCGAGTAGAACGATTCGGCCGTAATAACGAGGTTCTCTTTCGGATAGCTGACGGCCGGCTAATGAGAACTCCGTTGAGTAATGTTATCGTTATAGAAAAACTTGCAGACGAAGACGATGAGATTATGGAAGACAGAGTTGATGAGATTTCGACAGAGTTATTATCAAAATACAAGGTTGCCGCTGGCAAAGATGCGTCTGCTGCTGATAAAAAAGGTGATTATAAAAAAGGTGACAAAAGATTTAAAGGAATTGTCAAGGCCACAAATAAACAATTCGATAATGATGCAAAGAAGAGTGTAAATGAAGGCCCCCACGATGGGTTGAATGACAATTTCACTGTAGATGATATAAAACAGTTAGAACAAATCAACGATATGAGCACCCTGAAAGCTCGCGCTAAAGAATTGGTAAAGGGAAAGGCAGTAAAAAGAATGAAACCTGAGAAAATTTCATTCTTCTACAATAGAATAGATGATTTAAAAAATCCAATGTCTATTATAAAATTAATGTACGATCTATTACTTGCAGGTGAGGGAAATAGTGTTATTGGAGCAAGATATAGCACAAACCCCAATAGCTACCGAGCTCGATTTGGGGAAGAGGTGGCCAACGAGGCTAGTATGGGTGGCATTAATCGATGTGCTCCATCAAATGATGTTTCCTTTCAGGATATACTTAATGATGTCACTGATAAGTGGAAAGGGGATAGTGTTAAGGTAAAATAAGACAAACGGGGCTAAATGCCCCGTTTTATTTGCCATATTATGGTGAATCTCCCGGCCTTCCCTTCTTACACTAGCAAAGCAGGCTCCGGGTGAAACGAGGCGTGCTTCTGGTTGTAGTTCACACACACGTCAAGACAATTCTTCACACAAATTGGATCCTTGAAGGCATCGTGATTCTTGTACCAGACAAGCCGTTGCTCTCTGATTGTTGAATCAACCGGGCCGATTGGCGCGCCGTTCTCACGCAGATGGATGATGCACGGGTAGTGCTTCATTCCCATCACCGCCATGTCGTCTAGAGCGAGACCGCAACGATTGGTTGTTCCTTTCGGAATACCTCGCACCGGGATGCCGCTTGCCAGGTTTGCAACGCGGTAGCGCAGAATCGGATACTTTTTCAGCAGCCCTTCGTCAAGCTCCAACATCGGCAGACGTTCGCCCTCTTGCGCTGCAGGAATCACACGGATATCCTGCACACCAAGCGAGTCAGCAAAGCGAATTACTTCCTCTGCCTTTTCTTTGTTAGCACCGGTCAACACGACACCTACAGTGACGTAGCTGATCTTGGACAGTGCCTTGATGTTCTTCACTACTTTGGCAAACGAACCTTTTCTGCCTCCGGCCATTGAGTCACCGTCTTCGGCGCAGCAAGCGTCAAGTGACACGGAGAAATCATTCACCCCAAGGGCGATCAGTTCCTCGTAACGATGGAACGCAGTGGCCCCGTTAGTTGACAGAGCAATACGCTCCACACCACGAGACTTCGCCAATGTGACGAGTTCACCCAACCCTTTGTACAATGTGGGCTCTCCACCGGTGAATCTGATGTTGGTCAACCCTTCATCACACCACAGATTCACAGTTGCTTTCGCCTGATCCAGAGGCAAGTCTTGCCCGCCTACCGATCGGCAATACGGACACTTAAAGTTGCACCGCCCAGTCAACACCAGTTCACAACGAACCAGGGGTGAGGTCACTGATGAGTTCTTTGCTCTGAGGTCGCTAAGGGTGTAGAACCCGATATCTTCCAAATTCATTTCGTTTTCCTTAGCGGACACCAAGTTGGGATAGGCGGATCACGGTCGTTCCAAGAAACCACCGCAATACGCTTACCTGCATGGTAAGCGCATTTCCATTCGAATTCAGTCTCAAATGGGTCGGCCGTGTGATACCGCTCTGACCTCATATGAGGACATTTGCTACAATTTTTAATTTCAAGAGTGACTGACATCTTACTTCACCGAGCGTCTGGATGAATCTCATCATACAGCGCGTCCAGTACCTTGAAAATTGCTATGTCAAGTTCAGTAGCATCACGAACATAGTCCTCGCTCACTGATCCGTGCCGCCAGTTATCTTCATCCTTTTTGACGATTAACTTGCCTGCGTCATCGCGCCGCAAAAACTGCCCAGGATAAAGCATCTGCTTGAGTTTCTTACTGGTAATTTCATATACCGTATGATCTGGCAGATTGATTTTGCTTGTGGTCGATTGTGTTATGTTGATTTCCATTTTTAATCCTGTTCAGTACACCAAACATTTACTACCGTTTCCTGGTTTAGCGTCTGCGAATATGCGTCCAACGTTTGATCACTGTATGAATACGCCACTCCATTTACACGATGCAGTCGGCTCGGTAACGAGGTAACAAATTCCCCAACTCTCGGTATCGGCGGGAGAAAATCACTCGTGATATCGACCAACACTTCGCGGTCTCGGTTGGTAACAATTTTAAGTTTCATATTATTTCCTTAAAGGTCACCCATTGTCAAAACACGACAATGATTTTTATTTAACCAAGCTGGCAAATCAAAATCATCCGGGAACACTAGTTCTCTACTTTGTAGTCCATCACCTGATGCATAACTTTCGTCGCCGTCGTCAACTAATTCTTCTAGCCGCTCGATCACTGCGGCATCCAACACCCACTGGAGGCCATTTGACCCGTCTCCGCTATTTGTGATTACCAGATAAACTTTATTCATATGTTATATATTCAATCGGAATATTCCACTCAGTTGCCTTTGCTACTTCTGCGGTGACGCCAGCAGAAGTAACACCTGGTACCACTAGTACCACTACTTTACTGCACTTTGATATTAGTTCAAGGGAAAATTCTTTCCAGAAGTTCCAATCAGTCCCTAGCAAGGGAACATGAGGCAAGGCAAAGTGATTAACTAGCGGAGTCACCACATGTTCTCCTGGATGGGCCAGCATATATTCGCCAATACATTTCATAATAGCGTTCATATAGGAATCTTTATCAACGATTGACGAGTATGGCGCCGCAAAATAAACTAGCATAATACCCCTTTACTTCCTGGCGTTAGCGCGGACTTCGTCAAACGTGATTTCATTCAGCGACACACCGTCCCTGAATACTTCGTGCAGAGCCTCTGCCCAAGGGCCTATGCCTTTATCAGTCCAAGTGCGCGGTGCCTCGACACCAGACGCATACTCGCCGCCACTTTCCCAGAGAGTAACACGACCACGTTTGGAATTCTTTCCAGGATCAGTGATCGGTTGTTTGAACACATCACGCCAGACCAATTCCTCTCTGGTATCTGTGTACCCTGGTTCCCACTTAGTTTCGCGCACACCAATCGCGGAACACTTCATTGCCCATTGCATGGTGTCACGATTGACCATTTGGAGCAGCGCACCGCCTTGGCCGAATGCCACATTGTCAGCACTGAACCCTGCCATTTCCATACAGAACAGGATCGAACGGATCGTCTTGTGATCAATGCCGTCACCCTGAATGACGCGAACATTGTTCAGAACCCTGAACCCCTTGGCGTTCTTCACTGAGCCGTAGTATTTTTCCAGGATGTAGAGACACCTGACAACTACATCACTCGGCTCACCGGAGTCTGGGCGAACCACAACCACTGCACCAGAATCCAGAACATCTTGTTTCAATTCCGTGCCCCACAGTTTGCAGGCGTTGTAAATGTCGTATGAGTCTGAGACAAACGCAATCGGTGCGCCCGACTTGCTATGTAGTTTCAGCATATTGCGATAAGAATCGACTTCACTCTCCTTGCCCCAGGATGTTACAGTCGAATGTTCCATAGCAGGGATAGAGAACCCGGCCATATCAGCAGAATAATACTCCCGAGCATAAAGCAGGCCAGTAATAGTATCCGTTCCCATGAAGTTAATGAGGTGGGCGGAATCACCGAGACCTGCACTCTCCATACTACTGACACCGCGAGAGCCAAAATCATGCAATTTAAAATCAATAAGAGTAGGGTCACCAGTTTTCTCCAGAGCAGCAAGAATTATTTTCTTCGACTCGTAGCTGTTTGTTGCCACAGTCGTTGGATACCAGACTGCACGAAGCAGCGCAGTTTCAAGGAAGCTTGTCAGCCACCAGCAGTTCGGATCGGTGTTCTCGATTGTAGCGAGTACGTTCTTTGTAGGAATGAGACAGCCTTCCGGGGCCGCTTTGATGACAACTGGGAGACGACCGCCGTGCGTACTAAGAATATATTCCCACCCTTCCCGATAAAACGGTTCGCCGTGAGCAGTGATGATGGCTTCTGCAACATCGATATCTTCCTTGGTGATTGGAGTAGTGAGATATTCTTTGATGAAGGCTTGCAGCCCGAAGAATAGTGTTTTATCCCAGGAGCCACCGCGTGATTCAATGTACGAATAAACGTACTCGGTGTTTTTTGGGTATTGATTCCATTGTGAATACTTATAGGAATCCGAATTGAGAATGATGTTTTTTGAGAGTTTCATATAAAATCCTTATATAATATGCCCGACTCTATTATCAGGGCTTTTTGTTAATATGACTTATTATAGCACAATTACTATTTTAAGTCAACCCTTCTGCCATAACGAGATTTCCTTCTCATTATGTTCTTTTCGTGAAATTAGCGTGAATAGATGTGAAAATTCTTCAAAGTAATCTCTGTATTCCGGAAATATCTCTATATCAGCGCGACGATCGAAAACGTATCGATACCAAACATTATCAAGTATCACATTTTTTCGGTAATTTTTCTTATTACAATCGATTATTATCAATTTCCCGCCCGATTTCATCCCTCGGTAAAATTCTCTCGATAATTCTAGAAAATCAGGAACATGGTGGATGACATTCCGACATCTGATATGGTCGAATGTCCCATCATCACATGTAATTCGACCATTTAGATAATAATAGTCAAGCACTGGGCTGGACGTAATATCACAGCTCTTCCAGTTCTCTAGAGCACCATACCCACTTCCGAAATCAAGTCTACATGCCGTTGATGACATCATCAAACTCCTCGGTTATGTTACCAGATGGCAGTATAATCCAATTATCTTTGTCATAATCAGTGTGGGCGAAATACCTGAAGCCACCGTCCTGATTGTAATTGTATGTTGAATACGAATTTAGTTTCCGGCTTCGAAATCCCGTAAACTTAGGTATAATTTCTGATTTCGCCCGTATTTCTCCACATACAGTAATATGTGGAATGACCTTCACTAGTTCTTTAAGGGTAGTTGAGTTACATGCACCCTCGAATATATTAAGCCGTATCTTACTCATATTGGTCTTGGCCCTAAAGGACGGGTCACTGACAATATCTGCATCACTCACCGATATGTTATCAGCAAGCCTTAAGGTATCTCTGAACCAGGCATCACCACCACTCCCGTTGGTAGTAACATTCAATGTAGTACTCGGAAAGAATTCTCTAATAAGCCTTAGGTACTGGTTAAATTCTTTAATATACGCAACCTCACCACCCATAACAGTGATATATTGTGTATCCTTAAAATCTGATGCCAGAAAGATTTCACGTAAGGTATTAATCGGTAATACCCTATTGCTGAAATCTTTCTGATAACAAAATGAACAACGCTTGTTACACTTGTATGTCAGCACAATTCTAAGGCCAGTTTTCTTCATCTTGTACTATCGGCTAGACTGACTATTCGTTAATTGCTTCTGTTACCAAGCACATCATTCCACAAGCGGCGCCGGCTTGCACTTCTGCGTCCGTTGCGATTGCGACTGCACCTTCGAAACCTGCTTCGGTGATGCTGTTGACGATTTGTGTTACTTTTTCCATGATTTTTCCTTTAAATTGATAATACGACTTTACCTACTTTTTCAATACGATTTTTACTTCTACTTCCACTATTTCAGCCGGCACCCCGGTTTGTTGAACTTGTGAAGTAATTTTCCACTGCTTAACATAAGCTTCGGCAGCAGCTACAGTGTCAAACAGTAATGCGGAAGCATTATTGTCTGTCATTAGCCCATCCTTGCGAACAAGCATACCGTAATATCTAATAGCAAACATCAGATTGAATTTTCGTAGCTGAATAGTGTTGAGAGAGAATTCTCGTCAGACACGGGGTTTTCGTTAATCGGAGACACCTTGATGAAGACCGTTTTAGGGTCAAATTGTGTCTTGAGGTCTTCGATCACGAAAGGGGTATCCTTAGCAAGCGCGAAATTCAGCGTTGCTTTCCAAGGACGATTCGGGAAATGATTGTACCAATGAGTGGCCAATTCGCCTATCTGTTTGTTAGTCATTACAGTGCCGATCTGCAACCATTTACGGAATGTGTCGTCAGTGCTATGGATGCTGAATTGAAGTTCAAGCCAATCGGATCCAAACTTCCTTTCAAGGCCTAACAATGCAGCAACCAAATCCTTTGACTTTTTGATACCGATAGTGGATATTTGAACGCGGGCTTTTGGATAGAGAGTTTTGATGCGGTCCACTGCCTCAACTACGTTGCGTTTGTTCAGACTGGGTTCGCCCATGCGCGTAAAGAGTACGCGGAAGATTCCACTGTCATTTGGATTGAGTCCGCCGTTGATTTTTTGTGCTTCGGCGACAGCATATTTGACCTGATCAACCATTTCGTCAGCAGTCAGGTTGCGCCAGCCTTGAGAGTCAGTAAGACGATTGACCGCGCAGAATTTGCACTTGATCGGGCAACCAGTTTGTGTGCTGATGCCGACTGTCCATTTCTCTTTCCAGTTTTCGATGGAGAAAGCATTGGCGTCAACTTTGTTGTCTTTGCGGTGGGTGTTACGAACCTCAGTCTGACCTGGCAGACACGTTGAGGTTGTTTCGATTAGCTTTTTGTCGATCAGTTGAAGAACTGACACGTAGCCGTTTGTAAATTGTTTCGTTTTAAGTTCGATCATATAAAATCCTTATATAAACTAGCCAACTCTATCGTCGGCATGTTGCTATTATAGTTTAACAATTAAAAATTGTCAACTAACCTCCTGCTATTATATATGTAGGAAGCTCTCTCAGTATTGTTCCACCATACGCCAATACATACGCCAATGCATCCTGCTCCTCAACGAATTTAAGATGAGGGGAAACCCAATCAATCGTATCGCCGATCTGGCCGCCCGGATGATATTCTACTTTATCATCATACCCACGATCGTATAACTTTTCAGCCAATTTAGCAAAATCGCTACGGCCGTTGAGTTTGTTGATATGGATATAATAAGTCACTGTATTCAGCCGGGTCACAGGTTCTCCTTATCAAATTTGTTCCAACACAACGACTTGGCGGCAAAGGACTTGCAGCTGGAGAACGAACCCAATGCGCCGCACTCGTCCCAGTCGGGTTTCTTTTTATAGTCAGCAGACTGGTACCACCACGCCGGGCAAGTGTATCGACGATCTTCAGTCCCGGGACCGAATGGTTTACCAGCAGCCCAATCTACCGCGGGCAGGCCTCCAAATTCTTCAAGCGTATGGCCTTTGCCGGTGCCGATCATAATGCCAGGATTCACCTCATAGATCCGGATTACTTTGGGGTTCGGCTTGCGACCGGTGAACTCCTCGTATTCGTGAGTGAAGTGATACTTACCAGTACCTTTACAGTGGTGACACACCACAGCAGCACCGTCACGTTCTGCCATACCCACATAAAGTCCAGTACCGTGACATTCCGAACATTCTTGGTCAAATTCAATTTTCATTTCATGCTCCTATTACTTCAAAATCCCACTTAGCACTTTGGCAAATCTTGCCCCATGTGCGGTGATGTTGATAAATTAGCTTTGCGGCTAAGTCCTCACTGTCGGACCCGATCTTACCTTTGGCACACCATGTCATAGCATCCTCAAGGTGGGCGCACGTGGCATAGTTGATGTAGTCATCAAATAACAGTTGCCCCATACTTTCACAATATTCTTCCAAGGCCGCTGGGGTTTCGTCGGGCATTTCGATTTCGATAATCAGTTTGACTTTCATCATGCTCCAATCATAGTTTGGATAATTTCGTAGTGATCTTCAAAGGTCACATTCGAATCCAATTCGTTGATCGGGATCCATTGTGCTTTTTCAGCATCGTCAGATCCTTTGACCTTGGGCAGTTCGCCGGCAGGCAGATCAATCCTGAAACAGTGGGTGATTGTGCGACCACGTGCTGAACGCTCGATGGCGTCAAACACTTGTGTTTTCACAATCGATCCTATCAGGACAGGGCCGGGCACCTTGATCATTGTTTCTTCTCGCAGTTCGCGGACCATTGCGTCCTGGACACTCCGATCAGTTCCAGCATTCAGGAAGCCACCGGGCATTGCCCAGAGACCCTTGCCCGGTTCGCTGCGGCGTTTCACCATCAGCACATGCCCTGCACATATCACTACCGCATCCACAGTGACGAAGATCGGCGGGTACCGCAGACTGGAGTATTGCTTTTTGTAATCTTCAATGAATAGGCGCTCACGCATAACCTGCGCCCATTCCTCAGTGCCTTTCCAGCCCTCAAGCATCTGGTTGACTGGACCGGGTAGCACGCCATGTAGAAAGTTCATGTTGGCGTTTGCACGGAAATACAGATCACGAATATTCGTGGCGTTCAGTGGCTCAAGCAGATCAACTTCCTCGAAGCCCCATTGAGGGAACATATCAAGATAGAACGTACTGGAGTCTTTCCGGTGGCCGATCAAGGCGATACTGTCACCTGGCTGAGTGTGCTTTGCCACGATGGCTTGCACTCGTGCGGCCCAGGCTTGGTCGTTGTAGATCGTGTCGGTGTTGTGTTCAATCCGGATCATGCAGTCATCATCGGGCATTTGAGCGATGACATTTTTCAGCATGTTTTCACGATCAATGCTGCTCCAGGGATTTTTATAGGTGCGTGGCTGGCGTGCAGATCCAACTACGATGATCAGTTGCTTTGCCAACAGCGTGGCTCTACGGATTATTTCAGCGTGAGCTTTGTGGACTGGTTGAAAGCGTCCAATGAGGACCAGAGTGTGATATTGTTTCGTCATAACATAAATCCTATGTTGTTTACTGATATAGTAAAGTCTATCTCTACTATTGCTATTTAGCCTTTAGTATACACTAAGGCATTATTTTGGTCAACTAACCTCTTACCGAACTATCATCCGCGAAGTCTTCGCATAATATCTTCGGCTTCACTTTCTTTAATTCTCTTGTATTTATTCCATGATTTAATGGTGTTTTCCCATAGGCCTATGCCTATAAGGCTGAATATAAAGGACCCTACTGCTGTAATCATGATTCCCATGAATCCGAATTCAAGATATAACCACCCAAATGTAGTAGATACTACAGCGAATAATACCATTAATCCTATCTGTTTGGTTTCTCTACTTGTTTGGCCCCACTGCCACCTAATAAAACGTAAAATTTCCATACCTATCTTTCGGCTGAATTACCATCTATGTCTATGATGTGCAGAAATGCGTCTTCCTCGTCCGGTGTCCAATCAAGAAAGTCATCATATGATTCTTCGTGAGTATCTTCATATGGTTCGCTGATCATTGGGTTCTGAACACTGTTATCTTTAGCCCACTGAATTGCTTTCTTTCGAGCATTCTCAGTTGATGATGCTTCTACAACAATATGGTGAATATCTGCTGCTGTAGGGCCATACTCAATACTAACATTCCATTTAGATAGATTTGTCATTTCATCCTTGTGTTTACGGTTTAGGCCCTGTCGGGAATGGGGAGGCATCTTCACTCTTAATAACTTCGGCAGGGTAATGTTTAAAGAACCATTTGCCCCAGGTGTCGGGGTCAACACCTCGTTGAATACCGTGTACCCAAAATCCGCCAATTGCCTGCTGACCGTACTGCGGATTCATCGGGTATGGGTGATAATTTCGTTCATATTCCAGATCGATATTACCTTCCCATATCACTTTGTTTGTATCTTCGGGATCGAAGATGGTAAGATAGTCACCCCGGGTTAGACAATTAAGGCCGGCATACCCTTCTTTGGTATCATCATATACAGCCCAGATTACTCCCTCTGTTCCTGTCTCAAAGAACGGATCGAGTTTACCCTTGATCGGTAACATCTTACTTCCTGAGTTATTCTGCCTGTTCGGCTACAAACTTATTACGAATGTTGGTGCCAAAATACTTGCCTTTGGATGCGGCAGCAACAAATGCCTTAAAGGTTGTCTCATCAACACCCTTATAGATATATGCTGAACCATTCTTGAGTCTTAGCGCCAGATCGCCTGCGGCGCGGGCATAAGATTCAATAAGACTACTACCTGCTACAGTAGTGAATGTAACAGACTTATCAATCTTAACCAATTTCTTTGTGTTTGTCATAGTTTTCTCCGAGTTATGAGTTTTGTTAAGCCACTGTGGCTGCAACAGTTGTAATAATACTAGTTTGTCACGTAGATGTCAAATTTTTCGTTACCTCCATGCGGGAAGATCAACGAGATGGTGTGCTTATTCCCTTTAATTTTCTCAGGATGGCTATATCTTCGGTGGGCTGCTCGTCCGCGAATTCATTCCATGTAGCACGGAGACTACTATAGATAAGATTGCATGTAATACATATAATAGAACCCACTATGGTAACAAGCATGCCATATAGTATTGCATTCAAGGCGAAATGACCAAAAAAGATTGTCGCTACAAGACACGGGATAGTCCAAAATATAAAAAAACAGGCGCAGATACGAGCATACCAATCGTTCCGGGACCACCACCAACTACAAAAGTGAAATATTCTCATTTAAACTCCATGAATCTGTCAACTGTAAACCCCTTTTTACCCGGTAACATTACCGCGCCAGACAAAAACCCACCCTTGCCACACCCGGTATCTAAAAATATTACCTTGCCACCGTTCTTATTCGGGACAATCATTGGTTCGGTTATATTAACACTGTGGATAGGCATTTTATCGTGTCCGACTATAACGGTCTTACCCATTGGGACATTATCAATCCAATTGTATAACCGTACAGGGTACCCATCATCCATCTTTTCACCGTTAGTTTCACCAACAATGAACCTTGATTTTTCAGTCTTCCCAACAGTTGGATTTGATTCCCACATACACGGATGACTTGCAGCGTGTACTAATGTGTAATCATCAAATTTATGGAATAAGCCGGATAACCGCTTATCTTCTATGATAGAAACATACATTTTTAAGAATTCTTCCATCCTTTCGGGCCCGACATCAGCTAATGTTTGCTTACTGTCTCTAGAAAAGCTTACTTTAGCACCATCTGCATACCGGCGGAACTTATCATCGTGATTTCCGATGGTAAAACCGGCTCTTCCTTCATACATCATTTCATACATAGCCTGCACTACTTCGAAAGGTTGACGGCCACGATCGCATAGGTCTCCCAATGACATAAAAAAGAAGTTTTCACTCTTCGCGAAACTTAAGGCCTTGCTGAAGGATTCGTAGTCGCCGTGAATATCCCCGAAAACTAACATTCCATCAAAGTTGTCCTTAACATAATTTGCTAAACTAGAGACCGTCATCATCCCATGGACACTGTTTCCAGCCCATCCGTGTAAAACATTCTTCTACTCTCTCAGAAACGAACCCTTCGTTACCACTACAGTAAAAATCCATATAATCTTCAGCTCTATTATAATGCACATTGCGTATGTCAGCAATGATTCCACCCGAGCATCTCCAGGAACAATTCCAGATATTAGGATCAATACCTTTCAATTTGTTGATTATTTGTTGATCTTCAGGAGTATCAGTAATTTTCTTCCAGCGCATATTACATAATGCGGCATAGAATTCCCTGGCTATATCGTCATCGGCAAGGTATGCAATCACGATTGCATCCTTCTCCATCTCGTGCTCAAGATCAAAAGGAGTATTCAGGTCCATAAACTTCTTCGAATCTTAACCAATCTGATCAACATTTCTTCGTCTTCTTTTTGCCAATCTTCTTCTTGTTTGGATCCTCGTTCCATTGATTCTACATGAGCTTTATAATCTTCTGCTTCGCGATCAAAATCGTCATCAAAACAGCCGAGTGAGCCAAGCCCCTGATCGTTATATTCAGCATATTCTTTTTCTTTTCGGGCAGGTCTCTCTTCTACCCACCACTTATAAAGAGCCTTTGTTTCTCTTGCTGCGATGGCCTGGTGATCACATCGGTCATGCGGCGGAAGTGTAGGATCATCTAATGTAGAGGCCCAATCGAGATGTTTTATTCCGAGATCTGGTCTGCGGAATGGGTAAAAGGTGTAATAGAATGGCATATGCTTTTCACACCAACTTGCACTCTTAAACTCATCTGACCACCAATATGTATGTATTGCTTGTTCAACTTCAACAAAATCTTTCAACATGTTAAAATTGACATGCAACATTAATTGCTCTATTTCGTAGTAATTTGGCTCAAGCCCAGTGTTAAGAACATGATACCTGTCATATGTCCGATAACGAATCCAGCGACTAATAGCCTCATACTTCCACTTTACAGGATATATGACTGCTTTTTTAAATTCACTCTTGAACCAGTGTCTTACTGGGGCCTTCTCCTTGAATTCTTTGTCAAAGAGGCGCCATCCTTTTGATGTCATCGACCCCGGCGGGTCATAATGCATCCAGGACTTAAATCTTCTTACTGATTTTTTAATTTGTTTATACATGTGAGAATCCGGTAATTAATACATAATACTGTATCAATTACCGGATTGTCAAGTTAGTGAGATTGGTTAGCTGTGGAAATAAATGAGTTCATCTTTTCAGCTTCAGCAATAACTTCTTCGGTTGTTGGACTTGTTGTTATATTATCACCATTTTTTACACCGGCGGCCTTGTGCTTCTCATGAAGAACTACCTGAGCAAGTTGCAAAAGTTCGAGCCTAATTTCGTATGGTGTTTTTGGGGTACTGCGAGTGGACATATAGTTTCCTTTGTGTTAAGTAATGATCTTGCTTTTCTGCGGAAGAGCGATCCCTGTTGTGACACTTTCGTACTGACCTTCTAATTCGGTAACAGGTTGGACTGGACCGGCCACGATCAACGAACTATTTAAGGGAACGAGCCTGGCAGGATCAGCCATCATTAGTAATGGAGCAAACTGATACCCTTTCTGTGTCGGAACCATACAGAGTGGACTCTTAATCATATACCCTGTTGATACCTCTTCCATAACACTGGCTATAATCTCCTCACCAGTCGATAATTTAAATACGCCTATGTATGGAGTGTCTTTTTGTTTTTGTGTTAACATATATTCCCTGAAGTTATTGTGTATATTATATTATCGTATATGGTCTAATGTCAATATTAACCGCAACGAGACGAACCACAATTAATACATTTCTTGCATCCTTCTTCAAATACAACGTTGGCTGATCCACATTCCAGACATATCTCACCTTCGACCTTCTCGCCGTCCTTAATAAATGATGCAAGGAATTTCTTAATCTGAAACAAGAAACTGCCGACATAAACATCTTCAATACTATCTAATGTAGCAACAATATTCTTAATTAGCACGCCATGGCGTAAGTTAAGTGAAATCATCCTTGCAATCTTAGAAACATTATCACCACTGCTTGCTTTCTCTGATACTTCCTCGATACGTAACTCTGGAATACCTTTCCGTTTGGCTAAATCTATTAACTTCTCAACCGCATTAGATGTTACTATATTCTTTTCATGATTATTTGTATGCACAAATAATGCAAACGGCCGAGTCTGTTGTTCGTTCCAAACTACTGACAAATACCACTTTCTGCCTTCAGCCTTTAGTGTCTTCATTGTTGCAGGTGCAGACGTAGGCATTTTAACATTCTCAAGGATAATTTCCTCGGCGGTTGGATCTGCCAACTTCTCGTCACGTGCAGATAATACACTCGTCATTGTTCCGGACCTATATGTGGTAAAACCTTTGATAAATCCTGTGTTATAAACCGCCAGATATAAGTGTTTAAAGTCCTCAAACGGGTAATCAAATGGTAGATTGCATGTCTTGCTACAGGCAGAATCAGTCCACTGTGCAAATCCCTCGAGGTCACGCACATGATCGTCAACTGTTAAATTGGTAGTAGTCACTGCCCAAGGTGCACCGGGGTTCCATTCGTTCTTATTCTTAAGAAATCGTACTCCGTAATCTTCACACATAACTTCCTTAGTTAGCCCACGATTCTTATCAATTTTATAGACTACACCGTTGAATGTGCCTTTAAGAATTTCTTCGTCACCTTCTTTAGTAAATTTAAATAATTCAGTCTCGTTCCACGCACCCTCGTGCCATTTCGGAGTAATATCAATAAGCTCATCTGGGGTTCTGGCAACAATTACCGTACGGATATATTCTGGCATAAAGATAGGTTCAATACCACCAGACACTACATTAGCTAGTATGGCTGTATTACCATTTGGTTGCTGACTCAGGAGGGACGAATTACGTATACCTGTCGTTGCCAATTTAGCAGAATACTCTTTAGATAAGTTGAGCTGTTTAATAAAAGGTGCTTCTGCATGTTTGATTGGGTCACAATATTCAAACTTGCCCTTCTCAACCGCAAGGTCGATTGAGGTTTCGTATGCAGTTCGTGATACCAATTTCATTAACTTCTCGCGAATGATACTGGCTTCATCTGATGCAAACCTAGTTTGCATCATAAAGAGCGCTGAACCCCATCCCATTATACCTAAACCAATACGACGCTTCTTTTGCATAGACTCAATATATTGAGGCAGTGGGGCCGACGAGTATGAATTAACATTATCTAGGAACCTAACCATATACCCAACGTACCGCTTAATAGCAGCAAAATCGAGTCCAGAACCATCCACTTTGACAAATTGTGTCAGGTTAATTGTGCCTAAACAACAGATGTTACCAGGCGATAGTGTCTGCTCACCGCACGGATTTGTCGCGAAAATAGTTTCACCATAGCTCAGTGGATTAAAATAGTTTGCTCTATCTAAGAACAATACGCCGGGCTCGGCTCTATTATATGTAGATTCCATAATAAGATTCCAGAGCCATTTTACCGAAATAGTATTAAAGACTTTAACCGGGTAACCTTTCTTCTCCCAGAGGCCGATATCTCCGGTCCATTCTTCTTTATATTTTTTGAACGTGGTTTCTGGAAAATACAAATCCCACTTATCTAGTTGAGAGATTTCTACATTACATGCATCAATTGCTTCTGTATCAGTGATGTTTAATATCTGCTTTTCCAAGACATCAATCTGATTTACCCGATCCATAAATTTATCAGTACAATTGACTGAAATATTAAATTTTGTCAGGCGACCGGGTTGCTGCTTGGCTGTAACAAACTCAATAATATCTGGATGCCATACATCAATAACCCCCATCATAGCGCCTTTACGAATTTTCCCTTTGGCTTTCTTATTCGTGGATTTTTTCCCTGATCCAGAAGTAATAATTTCTGATGCCTTATCGAATAATTCCATATATTTTACAGAACCAGGAGTTTCGACTCCAATTCCATTGATAAAAGATCCACGGGGGCGAATATACGAAAAGTTTTCTCCCCATCCGCCCTCAGATTTTAATGTTTGAGATTGGCTCAATAGGTGACTGTAGATACCTTCCAGTGAATCAATATCGTATTCTTCGCGTGGGCCTACAAAACAATTCATTAGTGTTGTACCGGACCATTCCGTCCCTGCATTTGATATAATTCGGCCACCTGGGACACCTTTAAAATTTGACAGCAGATCAAAAAATCGCTTCTCCCATATCTCCTTCAATTCATCAGTCGCCTCAACCGACGCAATTGCTTTTGCTATTCTCGCCAATGTATCATTTATGTCGGTATCAGTGTAATCTTTATATGTTGTTTCCCACACTTCGGCAGAAAAAGAATCATGGAACGACGTTCGTAGCATTTATACCCCTGTTATTTAAGTTTGTTGTTTTAGTTTATGTTTTTTACTTGTTCTTTGGTGTATTTTTGCAATACTTTGAACTCGGATTCAATCTCAAGATAATTATTTACCGCGCCTAATTCATAGTTCAGAACAAACTGATCATCAATGATAGGTAATAAGAAAATGCCATCAGCATCTTCTACAAGGTATAGTTCAATCTTGAGTGTCGTATCCATAAGTTCTAATGTATAAAACATCAATAGACTGATAGAACTCGTGCAGAATGACCCGTGGAATAATATTTCCCACGGTGTTGGCCAATTTTCGGGACTATAATAGTCCAGGGTGCGAGCACCAAATGGCATTTTAGAACAAAATTTTGCAATTTTGTTCAGTTGATCTAATAAAGAAAGATCAGATATGTTGCCTCTCAACTTTTTCCAGAGGTGAAGGCGCTCGTCGTTAGGAATTGTATTCCAAATCATAGTTACTGTATGTTAAAGTGGTGTCCAGCGAATCGAACTGGTGCTGAATATTAGAGATCCCGGGAAATCGTGCATGTATAATATTTCGATCTTAGTCCCATTGCGTTGTGCTATGAAGCTGATATCAGATGGCAGAGTAGTCAGATTAATCTCTGTTCCTGTATCAGTCAATGTCACAGATGTTGTATCTGGCAAAGGAGGATTCGATATTGGAGCAAAATCAGTGACTGCTGTAATCTTCAATTCTCCATTCTTTGAGAAGTTCGCACCGGTAGCATTTGAGTCAGTTGTTACCGCTGAATCTGTTACATCATACAATATATTAAGAAATGGTGTGGCATCATATTCGACTGTTGCAGGGAATGGAAGAAGTCGAGTGATAGGTACGAAGGTTGGAGATGGTGGTAATTCCCAAATTGATGGTATTAGAACAAGTCCAGCATCTGACGCCATTTCAAGTTCTATATATTCGCCATTCAAGTTACCAATGAATACTCTGCGAGTATCAGTACACAGAGCCAACTCGCCTGGCATCAATATATTAAGGAAATTTGATATCGTACCCGATCCGGTCTGAGAACCCATCGCAGATGATGAATAAGATACGCTCGTTGGGCTGCTTCCTGTCACAGTGAAAGTGCCGTTATACTGTATCGGTGTAATCCCGGCTACGACAATCTGAGACCCTACTGTGTATACCGCAGGTAATGGGCCCGGTGGCTCTGCACTAATTGTTAGTACAGGGACAATGAAACCACCAGCCCGCAGGCCAGAGCCTGTCGGGTTTACCGCAATACCAAGGTCTGCTGGTGATGCACTTAGCTCATCGCCGACGATATACCCAGTACCTGCATCAACTAATGTTATCGTAGTGACATTTGTGGCGCCGTCGACGATAATATCGGCTGTCGCTCCGTTGCCGTGACCGCCAACTAGCGGGACGGCTGTATATGTGCCTGGGAGATAATTCAATCCGGCCCATCCGGGACCAACAGTGGCGGCAATTACACCGAATGTAACGATAGGACCGCTTGATACCGTTGCATTTGTAACGGAACCGACAACAACCTGAAATCCTGAACCCAACCCAGTTGTACTAAATACCCCGGTTTCGGTTGTTGCAGATAATACATCACCAGCGGTATAACCTGTACCTGGGTTTGTAATGACAACTGCATCATTATTAATGACTGCACCAACTGATCCTGCACCATTGATATTGATTGTTGCTCTTGCACCTGTACCTGTACCACCGGTTAGTGGAACATCTTCATAGATATTTGGTAGATAACTGCCACCCGGGGTAACTGTTCCGAGGGCTGCGATAGCACCAGAGAACGTAACATCGACGTTGGATATTGGCGCTAGAGTTAATGTTGCAATTGTACCGGTACCGGATGCACTTACTGTTGCTGACTCACGGATGAAACCCCCGATACCGGTATAACCAGCCGGGTATAATGCGTTGAATTGGGCCTGTGTACCGCGTCTATTCTGAATTCTCGAAACTACTACTGGTGATGACATTCTATAATCCCTTTGTGTGCATGTATTTAGCTGATACCAAACCGATCATAATATGAGCATACTTTGTTTGCCCACATAGTTTCGTAATGAGTAAACTCGTCGCCCTCAATTACAAACTCCTGATATTTAGCATCTCGTGTCGCAATCATGACAACACCTCGATTTATATTTGTACCGTACATTTCATTGTGAGAAAGAGCGTAGGCACATAGTTGCATAAAGTAATCTTCGACCCACTCACGCTTCTTCTCCTGCCTACTATTCTTATAATCCATAATAGAAGGTATACCCTCGTGCAGGCCAACAAGATCGGTTGTCCCTGCATAGAGTTCTTTAGAATACAGCGATACTTCTGTACCCCATACTTCGCTAACTTTAGATAACCCATTCTTTATAACCACATTAGCGAGTGCTTTCTGCATGAATGTCCCTTTCATGGGTTTACCTAATACATAGTTCTCAAGATTATTATGTAGGCCGGTTCCTAATCCAGCAGCTTCTGTTGTTATTCGTGTCGCTTCGGCCTGACCAACATTTTTCCGCCACTCGATAAGGTGGCTCAGGTCGGCTGTTTTGGATAGGATTGTTGTTACTGAAGGTAGTGGCCGACCTTCACCCACTATATATCGTCTGCCATTTTCGGTAGAGATTCTTTCGAGCGGTTTGTAATCGTATTTTTTCTGTATAAGCATCTGTGAATTGTAATACAAAGAGTATCACAAAGTCAATGCCTTACCAGCAAACTCGCCAAACGATTGTTGATCCTGTTGCAGGATTTGACTGAATAGTTATCGTATATCCGAGGCTAACGAAATAAGATAAGACGGTACTGAGTTGCATCTGTATTGTTTTATCTGTCGCTGTATTTGCCCATACTTGCCAGTATAAGTGTGGGTCGGTACCATAGGTATTATTCGCCACATTTATAGTAACTATAGCTGGTGTTGCCGGGGGATTAGGCAATGCTGCTGTAGGAGGATTCAGCACTACTCCGGTGGCGATATCTGTATATTGAGACCCTGATGTGGTTACGGCAATAGATGCCACTGAGTCTGCTGATAGACCTGTACCCATCGTTACTGATGTCACAGCACCTGTTCCTTGATCTGTAATCACAAGATATGGGAGAAAATCTGCATAGCCGGCGCCTGTACTGTTTATCAATACATTAGTGATATCACCTGACAACCCAGTCAGCACGGTTCCTATAAAGCCGCCACCTAAAGGATATGGTAGTGATGAGTTTAACGAAGAGACAATCTGTATCTCAGCTACACTCGGTTGATAACCTGATCCAGGATTTAGAATAATAATTGATAGTATTGTACCGGTAATACTCACTGCTGTGATTGCAAACCTGGCATCAGCATATCCAATATTAGGTAATACCGCTCGTGTCGCCACAATTGAGTCACTAGTGGTATAACCTGCACCACCACTAATAATGTTTATACCAACTATCTGCCCTGCAGCATTAACAAGTGGTTGTAGATCTGCTGCGGATCCGGCGGATGTATTTACTGCTAGTGTCGCTGGTACGGGTTGATAACCTGCACCTGTAGTAACCATATCAATAGATAGTATATTTCCGCCATTTGTAGTAACTGTAGCAGTAGCTATTGACGTTGGAATGACCCCAACTGGCGGAACAAACACCACTGCTGGGGAATCTTGAAGGTACCCACTGCCAGGTTCATCAACCGTTACAGATGATATACCAGTAACAAATGTCATTGGAGTTGTACCACCTACTGTGGTACACATCTTGCCACCACCGGGTTGACACTGGCTTGATGCTGCCAATACAGCCTGCTGAATAGCGCAAATCTCTTTCCAAACTATAGGAAGATTTGTTGCAAGACCTGCCATTTGAGAAGCTGTGGGGAAACCGGTTGTTAAATCACACGACATCTTACTACCCTATTTTCGTGGCCTTAGATGCCATATCACTGACCTTGGCCGCATTATCCTGCGATTGGCCACCGGTGGCGCCTGACTCTGCCGGTGCGAGCTGAACACTTTGTGGTGTCGCGTTTGTAACAATGGGGTTATTCTGCAAAAGAAGCATCAAGCTGTCAACACTGACAGAATATCCCGATGCCTGCAACCTATCTACTAATTTCTGAGTAGGTATTTCTGTTACGCCATTACCTTTAACACCTATCAGAAGATTATTTAAATCAGATTCTAAGCTCTGATTATAATCCTCGTCTAATATTTCTCTTGCTCTCATTTAGTTTCTAGATTCTTTAAGCTTCTTTGCCTTAGCAACAAGCTTCTTCATTTCCATAACCTTTTTCTGCAACGTAGATTCCATCTTCTTCGACCGACCCAATGCTTCTTCGCCGCCGAATTCATCTGTTGGTTCTGCTTCCATGTCATCGCCGATATTGTCAAGGTCTTCTTCGCCGCCCATGTCAGCATCCATACCGGTTGTATCCATGCCATCTATTCCGCCCATGTCGTCCATACCCATGTCTTTATCCATATCGGTTTCGGCACTAACTTGACCAGTTGATGCCATATTACCTACAGCATCATCAACCTGCTGTTTAGCGGTATAAAGCGCATCCATAACACTCTGTAATGCTCCGTAGATCTGTGTCTGGAACGCCGAAGCTGATTCCATGCCATATGTCTCTCGCATCTGATCGGTTACTGGGGGAAGATCTTCGTTCTGTAAACGGCCAATCTTTTCAACCATTTCCTGTAACTCTTGAGCAAAGCCCTTGGCTGCCATCATTACTTCGGCCTGGCTAACTTCTGTCTCCAAAAGTCTGCGTAGGTTCTTTACTAAATTTGCATGTTCTTTCATTACTGTTCCTTTTCGTCTTGCTGCTGCTTGTGCAGCAAATGGGTCTGGTACCATGCGCCCGGTTTTATCACGGATCATCGGCACCTGTTCTTCGTCTTCAGCTTCATCTATACCACTCATTTCCGAATCGCCCTGGGCTTCATCGGTCTCTTCATCTTCCATTACTGCCATCTCGGGAACGGCAGAGTCACTAAGGCCACCGGCGCGTGTCTTTTGGAGTTGAGTTATGGCGCCGTTTCTTATACGATTCTCAATATAGTCATTTGGGAAATCGTAATCACTTTTACGATACTCTCTCATGGCATGTTCGATAGCTGAATCAAAGTCTGCCATACTGGTGCCACCTTTAGTAAAATGATTTACTATGGCATCAGTCATACTAGCGATAAGTGGTTCTAACTCATGAGACTGAAATTGGACTATTGAATATTCGCGGAGTGTTTTTAGTCCCTCTAGCACCAATAATCTCTTTGAGATCTCTGAAGAACCCCTAGCATCATCACCCTTGACCTTTAAATCAGTAATTTCGTCTTCAAGCTGTTCCATGATAGCAACTAGGTCTTTATCACTAACATCTTCAGAGATTTTAAAACCGTAATTAGTTTCGAGGTGCTGATTTATCCTTCTAAAGGTGGAATCCGGCGACTTACCGATATCATGTAAAAGCATATAAATCTTTCCTGTTAAGTTCTATTTCTAGTATTTATCATTATACTTACTATTTTATTCTTTTGAAAACAGAGATATCATTCCTTGCTTTCTTGGCTGAGATTTCAGCTACTTGGAACTTGTCTTCTAAGATTGCCATGCGTTCAATATCGTGCCGCTTCTTGGCCCCCTTTAGACAATCCAGATAATGAATCATATCTGTATGATACTTAGAAAATCGCTCTTCTAATTTAAGTACCGTCTGTATTGTTTCGGATTCACCCGAATTATATCGTTGGGCAATAATTACAGCAATGTCGAATACCGAAATATCTTTATAAATTATTGATCTATTTGAAGATATAATATTATATAGTCCTACAGGATTTTTCTCTATAAATGTATGCCCTACTAGGGTTGATCTCTTAGACATAGTGATAGGAAATCCACGGCTGATTGCAAACGAAGCTGCCCGAGTGGTAGCTCTATCTAATTTATTGAGTAGATTTATTCTATCCGTCTTCATCTCTTGAATCCGTTATTTGCCCTACTCGCTGTTTTCTTGCCACGAACTGCTAAATTTGCAGATAACTCGCCCGATGCTTGACCTGGTTTTGTATCACCCACAACTGTCTTAGCTGCTTCTCTCGGTGTATATTCTTTAGGCTGTTGCTCATTTGTAGGTTGGCGACGTTTTATTGCACCACCTAACGCAACCGGTGTACCTGCACCCATAGCACCTGCACACGATGCGCCAGAACTCCCGTCTTCTGCAATGCCGGCAAGTTGCTTCATCCTTGCAAGATCCCTATCTTCTGCCATTTGCGCTGCCGCTGGTTGCGGTACTCCCGGAGCAGCAGGCTGGGACGGTTTAGCACCAGCCATAGCATTACTTGGCTGCATCCACTCCGTCTTACCTGTTACAGGATTTCTGACCTGCACCCCTCGAGGATCGGCAGCACCTTGTCCCGATGGGGGTTTCACTGGTGCCGGGGCAGTCGCAGCTGGCTGGCCTTGTTGGGCCGACGTATTGGCTGGAGTTGCTGGTGATAGTGGTTTCCCTGACGGTGGTGTTATATCAGCACTTGCTTCTTCTAATGAACGATATTCATTGAATGACATCTGAGAAATAAGTGATCTTGCTTCAGTCAATCCTATACATCGTTCTTGAGCTAACTTTTGAACCATATCACCATATACAAGTGAGTTTATAATCGTATCATGTCTAATCATAGTGAATCCATCCTTGAAAACGCAACATTCTTTCCCCAGCCGCTGGGACTGCCTGTAACTGTAGTAATTCTGACGCCGCTCGGTAAGATAACACCGTCAAGATCGTCGACTAGTAAACCGACTGGACCGGGTGTACCGTATGGGGTAAAATTGAAAAACTGTACACCACGTTCGACCGCGAATTTCCAGATAAACCCTTCTCCCGAAAGTTCTGATGTATAATCAGTAAGTTCGATTACTGCTGCCGGGTCTGAAAGAACCACTGGCATAGCACGCAAACCAATACTCATTAAAAATACTTCAAAATTCTTTTGGCTCTCTTCTAACGGATTGCCTGTTACTTGAATATTCACTAATCTTTCCAATTCTTGTGCTGGTGGCGGGGTGGGATTTGGATCTGTGAATGCTCCTGGTGAGGATGCATAGCAGACATAATACTGCAAATCTGCTGTCAAATTTTGCATTGACGTTGCTGCACCGTGAATTCTTTGAGGCATTTGTTGTCCTTGTTGTCTATTTATTTAGATTAAATATTTCTTATATTTATCAAGAAATCCAGAACAAGAGATCAAAAGGAAGCACCCTAAGGTGCTTCTCTAATTAATTAACTCTTACGCTAACTTGAATGGGACTTCAACGATAGTCACGGCAGAAAAAGATGCTACAGTCGAAACTGGAACATTAGCTGGGGTATCAGGCGCGCCAGCGGTAATATATACTGTCGCATCAGGAAGAGCACGAACCGCTGCCTGCATCTCTGGTGCAGCGGCTGTCAAATCCTCTGCCGTATTTGCTGGTGCCACATTGTATGCCGGAGTATCAGATCCCCACCCAAGTGCAGATGCTGAACATGCAAAGTGAATTTCTGTTGTATCACCGTACAATGCAGGTTGACAAGAAATAATAGTGACATCACATTTCTTTGTCAATTCCACAAAGGCTAACGCTGCTGCACTATCCGGAACAGGTCTATTGTTGCCTACCGGAAAATACGTCGTTGCTGTAATTTTACCACCGGAAAATATAACCGGCAAATTTACCGAACCGTCTGAGACTGTCCATGCAAATGGCCCAGTCATTTTGAAATATCTTAGGCTACCTGTCAATGTCTGACTATTGATAATCCCACCATTTACTTTTGTTGTCATTCTGTAATCTCCTACAATTGCATGTATTTATCACAACTTAGAAATTTTAGTCAACAAAAAGCACCCGAAGGTGCCTTTCTGAATTGCCGTTTAATCTTTTTAGGATTAAATTGGGGCTGGATAATATCCAGGTGTGCCAGTTGGGCTGTTTGTTGGGCTCGAACCAGGTGTTGCACCAGGACCAAATGCCAACGCGCCATTAGCAACTGTACCTACAGGCAGTGTACCATTCATGTATACAAATTCCATATCAAATGTAATTGCAGTTGGTGCTACAGAAACTGCAACGCCAGCAACGTTTGTTGGTGCCGCACCAGGTACTGTCACAACTGCCTGAGCTCCAATAACTGGAAGAGCAGTAGCAATGATACCACTTGCATCAGAGAACCAACCTTCTGCATTACCGAGCATAACATCAACTGTGGTAACAGTGCCGTTATATCCGTATATCACTGAAGTAGCTGCCGACAATGGTAGCAATGGTGCTGTATTAACTGTGAATGTGGTTCCATTAACTACTGAAGTAACATATGTGCCAGGAGCAAATTGACCTGCGCCACCGACACCAATATACATTCCGGCCACAAGGCGGGTGGTTGAACCTACAGTAATAAGATTACCAACTGAAGTCACCCCATATGATCCCGATGAAGTTGAAACAAGAACGTTAAACGGATATGGTGTCGATGCAACTCCTAAGAAGGTTGGTGCTGCCGTCAGTTTATCGCCGGGAGCATACCCGACGCCAGGTGCAGTAATAACAACTGAACTCACCACTGTATCACCAGCCACTACGATAGTTGCTAATGCGCCATATCCGTGGCCACCGCTAAGTGGGACATCGGTATATGTTCCTGGCAAATAATTTCCACCGCCAACTAATGTTCCCAGGCCACCAGTTGATGTAGCACCAGCTGCTGAAAAATATGCTGGATATTCAAGATTACCATTACTTTGGCTAATAGCAAGAACTGTTGCTCTTGTTTCCAAGTTCTTCAATGCTTGTACTAATGCACTTTCTACAACTGCAAAGCCTGAATTAGCTACAGTGCCTGCGCCTGCTGCTACTGCTGTGCCAAGAACTGATAGATCAGCTGCTGGAAGTGACGAAATATCCTTGTTGAATGTAAGCTTTACAAAAGCTACTTTTCTTTCTACCCATACGCCTGGATATGCGGCGCCATTTACTTTTTGTGTCATTTTAATAACTCCTTAATTTGTGATAGGTTAATCCTATTCATAAACTTATTTATCATCTGAAGGAAAATATCGATCTATATTAGATGATTAAATTACTTCTTTGCCCTACCGAATAATTTCTCTGTGAATGTTGTCTTATCAATGACCATCTCGTTCCTCATCCCCGTCATATCCTGTTTTAATGCGTTTTACCATTCGAGTAAAACGATTTGGATCGGAGCCACGTATACTCGAGACAAACCTCTTCTTTAATGCTTCAGCTTCATCCGGCGAAAATGATTCATCAATTGACTCGAGTAAATTTATGGCTGAAACTATTATATGTTGTGCTCTAGCCTCTATGAGGTCTTCTTTGCTCTTCTGGGGCACATATAAGCTAATTTCTTCCAGAATAGATCTGCTTCTGCGATTAATAGACAATTTAAGATCTCCGATTACGTTTCTATATTTATCAATTAACTGGGTTTGTTGATATTATTTTCTTTTAATCATTGCTCTCAGCGAGGCTGCGCCCTCGAGTGGGTTCACCTTTGCATCATTTTGAGTGAATGAAGTAATCTCACCAGTTCTGGCATCAAGCTTTTCTCCAGATCTGATTACACTCTTCTTTTTCAGCTGATCCATTACATGTTGCGATGTTGCGATTACCGCGCTATCAGCATCTTCTTCTAGATCTAAAATTCTTAAACTCTTATTGTTGAATGATAAATCTACCTTAGAGCCTACCCCGGAACTCGAACGTGTCTTCATAAACTGAATTTGATATCTCCCACTTTCTTTCATTGCAGCACTGGTAAAAATACCAATAACGTTGTCTGCGGTATTAACCTTAGAGATACCGCCTGCAATATGACTTGGGTCAAATTCAATTTCTTCATATGATCCCCGATTTAGCTGCGAAGCTGATACCGTTACCATATCTAATTCAACTGCTAAATTACGCAACTCTTCAGTCACATATTTGTCCTTAACAAACAAGTTTTCTGCAGAAATCTTCTTACTAAGTGGCGACATAAGATCGAGGTAGTCAACTAAAATTGCATCAACTTTCTTACCAGAATGAATCTCGTATTCCTTAATGAATGCACGAATGTCATTGGTAGTACAACCATTTGGCATTTGTTTAATACGCAACGAGCCCTGACTCTTCTGTTGTGATGCTCGAATTTTCATATGCACATCATCAATGTTACGCATAACCTCGCGGGTTTCGTAATTTGTGTGCATCGCATCAATACGCATAGCACATAACTTCTCACTCAACTCAAGTGATAGATAAACTACATTTAATCCTGCCATTGCCCAATTTACCGCAAGATTTTGCAAGAATAATGATTTACCTGCTCCAGATTGCCCAGCGAAGATTGTGAGCTCACCTCTATTCAAACCGCCGAATAGTTTATCATCAACTGTTTTCCAACCTGTAGATACCTGCCCTTTATTTTCTCTTAATGCTTCAAGACGCGCCTTAGGATCAGCATAATAATCTAACCCAAGATCTTTGACTAATGCAATCTCAACCGCTGCCTTAATATCAGCTAATACCTCGTTGTATCTACCCTCATCTAATCTTTCCGGTGATGCTAAAATTGCATCTCGTAATGCCTTGTGCTGGCAGAACTTTTCAAACTCACGTAAGAACCACGCATCATGCACAGCCGCATCGACCTCCATGATATATACTTCTTTCTTGGTGACTGCCTTAATCTCATCTAGAGACGGTATCATAGAAAAATCTGCACTGTAACTTTCAATAAAAGCAACCGTATCACGATTCTGTCTATCATCAAAATAGCTAGATTTTATAATACCTTTACAGCGAACAAATAGATCCTTATTACTCATCATAAAGCTGATGAATATATCCTCTATGTCCTTGCTATAATCATTAATTTCACTAGCGTTTTCGTTTTCGTTCATTCTGTTCAATATCCCATTTTAATTTAATCTTTTCTTTACCAGATACCGCCGATGAAATAATTGAGTGGGTTGTCAATAACCTCCCATACTTCTCTGCTGCCTTTGAGGCATCCTTAATATCCATAGTCCACTTAGGGAAAGATACCGACCAATTGTTTTCTATTGCAGAATCAACAAGATCTCGTCCCTTCAAATCTCTGTCAGGACACACAATAACCTCTTTCTGTAATCTATTAATAATATCTATCTTCGCTTGGCCAAGTTCGCCCAGCGTTCCAACGCCATCGGTTGTCCAAGCATCTAATACACCTTCATTTACTATAAGGTATTTACGCTGCCAGGCGTCTTGCCGGTCTAAGTTATAGACAAAATCTTGAGGGCATTGTTGGAAGTATTTTGGAATAGACTTGTCGGGTACATCGTAACACAATCTTGCAGTAAACCCTACGATCTTCCTCTTATAATAATAAGGAATAATTAGCCGCTGATTCAGATTATGCGACGTTACCGGAGACCAATAAAAATTATCTAAATCATATATTTTGCGATCTAGTGCATAATTAACCACACGTAAGAAAGTTGGATCATCTAATCCACTTTCTAACCACTGTGTGACGCTATACGAATCTCCTGGTAGCTCCATAGGTTTCCACTTCTGGAACAGGGTCTTGAATCTGCTTTCTCTATCTTCTACTGTAGAATTATCGCCCTCTCTTATGGAAGTGATCTGATTCTTTTGTTTGAATATCTCGAATTCTATCTGTTCTATAAACTTCGGATCAATATGCAGAAATCCTAAGAAGAATTTAAAGGAGTTCGATAACTCCTTACCTTCAGTATACCCGGCCGAGAACCCACAATTAAAGCAGTTTAATGCGATTGATTGAGGGTTGAATTGTATTCCGAAACGGTTGCGAGTATCTTTGCCGTGACCTTGTGTGTGGCAAAGCGGGCAATTCCTCTTCGCCCAATTCTTTGGAGCTTGTTTTAAGGGTCCTATGTTAGCAAGGATAGCATCCTTCAGAACATCAATTATTGACATATTCTAAATTCCAACCGTGTTTAGACTTCTTCTTACTTCTATGACAACCATATATAATGTAATAAGGCAGATTATTCTCTTTACAGAAATCATATATACTTTTCACTATTTTTGTTGTTCCGTCAGGGTATGTTAATTTCCACTCTTTGGCTATGCCAGATGCTTTCTTTGCGTTTTCAATTCTTTTATTCTTCTCTTCTGGTGTCTCGTTTTCGAATCGCAATTTTTGAGATTTACTATAATTTTCTCTATCTTCGTCAGTTAGTATTTTATTATTCCAACTTTCTTTTAATCCATTGCTTATTCGTTGCTTATAGGCAGTGAATTTATCACCATCTTGCACAATTGTATTCCAGAACTCTTTAGATATCTCCATACGACGAATTCTTCTTGTTGGATTTAATATATAATTTTCTTTTCGCGTCTCTGATGATTTCTGTATTATCTCTTTTAAGTGATTACTATCTAAATTTCTATATGTATTTCCACCTGTGCCACCCTCTGTAATATTATATCCATTAGGTTTCAATGTATTCAGTTTAGCTATAAATTCTATTTCTAGGTCATTCAATTCAATTAAACTATCTGTTTCTGCAAGAATAGTAAATTCAAAATTATCTATTCCATATTTTTTCAATGCTCGATGAAAATAAGATGTTATATTTTCTTTCTTAGAATCCCGTATGTGTTCGGCAAGTCTAATACCGAATGTTCTTTCTGTCTTGCCTATGTAAGATTTTTGATTCAATTTGTTTGTTGCTTTATATATTACCATAATGTGCCTAATAAAGGATATTGTCCATTATGTATTTATCGTTTAATTAGTATAATACATTATTTCTAGAAAGTCAAAAGAAAACCGCCCGAGGGCGGTTTATCTATTTGTTTTATTACCAGGCAAATAATTGTTCCGCTGGGCTATCACATAAAATTAAAGTATATTATAATTATGTCCTAACAATTAACTTAGACATCTTCCCTGGATCTAATACACCAGTACCAGGAAAATACCGAAACTTTAACCACATGAAGTTCGCGCTGAATGTCCACGCTTGTGTTCCTGTATATCCTGTATACTCAATATCTTGCGACATACTAGATGGATAAATTTTGAACCACCTTAACTCGTTAAGATATGCGTCGGGGGTCTCTTCTAATGTTCCCCAGGTCTCTAGTATACCTGTAAAATTCTCGGTGTATGTTGAGAATGATTGGACCGATTCTTTGTGGTTTAAAATTCTACCGCCCGGAATTCGTTGCGTATAAAAGCACGGGCGCGGTGCACCAGAAATAGGCGAAAGAATATCAGGTGTCCAGTCTCCGGGAAGTAATGTAATACTAGGCAACGGAGACTTAAACGCCTGTTCCGTTATCTCTATCGCCATAGAGATATTATCGTTCATGTCACTATACAACGGCTTCTCAATATAATAGCCGGGTATATTAGAGACGAACTCTTCCGTTCGAATAAGAACCATCTGGTATAGTCCCGGTGCCGTATCTACAATGTCGCCACTATCGAGCATCAGAGTAATTAACCCTTTAGCAGGACCAAGATTACATAGCTTTTCTAATACAACTGTATTATTTGTCACATTGATAATTCTGGCGTATACCTGTTGAGTGCAGGCGATATCGACAGGAACTCTATCAGGGCCTAATGCTCTGAATATAATACGATTATCAATTCCTTTATGTGCCAGTATAGGGTTTTTATTCATTGGGCCGTTATCCTTTAGTGGGCAGAATACGTTATCGTAAACCAATAACTGTCTAACGTGATCGTAAAGATATAGTTTGTGAAAAGTAATGTCCATTTATACCTGCCTTTTGTATATTTATCACGGAGAACATCAAAAAAAGTTTCTATTCAATTGAAAATATATAAATAAGTCATATGATAGATCTAGACAGCATAAAAGAAAAATTTCCCTTTCTAAGTGGATTAAGATGCCAGACTCACGAGTATATTGGCATTATTCAGAATTCCGATGACAAAATCATAAGCTTCTATGATTATGAGTCTATTCGCAGTCCAGAAGAAAAAGTTCTCTTTATCCAATTAGGCGAGACCTGGTGGTGGGAAAGTAATAGATTACTACCAATCAATATCTTCTTACACGGGCAAATGCTACCATTCAGATATTGCATGAAAACTGTAGTGAATAAAGATGTCGAGATTATGTTTGGATCATTAACCAGTCTAAATAACATAATGAAAAAGCGTATCAAGAAACGCCAGATCCAGCTGATTAGACGAGCGGATTAATCCTTAGACATCTTCTCTATCAGTAAATTTAGATTTACTATAACGGCTAGACTATAGGCAATTGAGTGACTACGCTTAAAATGGTAATCTGTTCGATCTAGGTCCTTATCCCATATTTCAGCTCTGACCTTATCCCACTCGCAACTCTGCAGATAGGCCTTGGCTGGACGTATCATAGCAAGTATCATTGCCAAATCTTCAACCGACTGTGGTTTATACTTTTTCAACAAATGGCTATATCCTTTAAGATGGAATAACTGATCTGTTATTTCTTCAAAGTCAAAAAAGTCCCACGGCGGTTCCCTATTTAAGAGTGCTAATAAATGTTCCTCATTGCGAACACTCTCATACATGTTGACATTAAGAAAGTCAATCTTAAAATACCCATAATCACTTGCTATACGATGATCCAAGGTAGACATATTTGTCGTTGGATCTCGTGGAATATTCTGGAAATAGACGCCCGTAGGGTGTTTCTCAACCTTATTATTGGCACGGTCGATCCGACCAAAGACGCATTCGATGCCTTTTAAGATACTGTCCCGGCCGAACACATCGACGTCGACGTCTGTGGAAACTTTTTTCATTTGCCAAATGCCTTACCAAATCGCAACTTAAATTCAGTCGCCGATGCATCGTCCTGAAAAACGAATACATGATATCCGTAATGAAAATCGGGATCGGGGATCGTACATTCTGGGTGTGTGGCCATCCATTCCACTACTTCGGGCGGAACAATATCTCGCCGATCATATATGTACTGTTGACCTTTCCCGAATTTAAGAATTGTTGTCATTCTCGACCTTAATCATTTGTTCAACCCTTGAGTATGTCCTATAGCCACCGAACTTTAACATAAACATCGTGGCATCGTCATCATTTTCGAGTGTAATGTATCTATCGGGCCAAATCCATACGTATTGTTGTTCCATATTTTCTTTTAACCAGGGAATAATATCACTATAGAATATCTTAAGACTAGCAGTTTCCGGAAGATTTATTTGAATCACTTCAACTACACCTTACTAAATGCTTTCTTGAACTCTTCTAATACAGATTTCATATTGCCGCCGTGTTGCAACATAAACATTGATGCATCTTCATCATCAAGAAAGGCAATAACATGCTTACCCGAAAAATAGGTATGCCTGATATTATTTTCATTCAATAGATGCATTACTTCAATGTAATAGTGTATTTCCGGTGGTAATTGAATCTCTTTCATAGACCAATACCTATCGGGATATATGGGCAGTAATACATTGATATCCCGCCTGGTGCCGTCCCTTTGTAGTTGTAGCGTACGGGTCGAAGCGGTGGCTCTTTAGCAAATGTCAACTTGAATGCTATTAGGTCTACCTCTTTAGCAAAATAAAACTCTTCGGCCCTGTATGCCGGTTTCGAATCAATGTATATCTTTCGAATTACTTCAGCACCTACCGCTACAACCCACTCCTGAAACTCACGTGATGATAGTCCCCACTCTGACGGAATAATCTCTTTCATAGACCAACCTGCTCTAATAGATTACGAATATACTCAACATCCTCGGGTGACTTTTTAAACTTCTTCGACCATACCGCGGGCTCGATTATAAAGCCTATTATCGTGCCGTGCTCTTCATTGAAACGTGTCATTAGTTGCTCGCCCGACGCCGCGAGATATAGCACCCATGGACTTATCTTACCTGTCTTAATAAGATATGCGGCCTCATTTGCGGGTATCCTCGAGAAAAAATCTTTAAACGATATACTATTCTTATCACACCATTCTATTATCTGAGTAATAGTTCTATCTGTTGCACTCTCAGCAGGCTCAGTCTTCACAAGATTCTCTATATACACCTCATATGTTGAATCTTTGGTCCAGTTCTTAAGATCTATGCTGTTCTTTATAACAAACTCGATAAACTTTTCAGGATAGACCGGCTTTAGTGTGGCAACATGATTCCCAAATTTAGCAAAATCAATGTAATACGAACTATCTATAAACTCTTGTGCAGTCTTCGGTTTCTTGGAATTCATTGATATCTCGTAGAATTTCTGAAATGTTCTAAGACCGAATCTCGATCCGGGAGTATCTATGTCAGCGAATCGTCTTTTCTTAACGCAGATATGCGTTATCAAGGTACTCTCCTTGTGGAATTTCTTTCCGCAGAACTTACACTCAAAAGGTTGTTTCATTGTTTTCTTAGCTAACAAGATTACTTTCCTTTAGCCTCACCCTTAAACAATTCTTTGATAGATTTATCATCATACCCATTTTCTTTAAAAAAACCTTCTAATTCTTGTCTGGTGTTTATCTGTATCAATAATTCAAGATCATCATCTTTTAAGGAAGGATACAATAATAGTATGGCTTCTTCGAGCGGACTTTTTGTTGCACCCTTAGGAGCACCGGGCCATACATGCTTTTCTCTTTTGCCTGATCCCGAAATAGCCAATAACATCCACTGAAGTTCTTTATGCTTGTTGGTTTCTAATGCATTCTCAGATTTTTTAGACCCAAATATGTTTGAATCC